TCTAGTGCATTTCTGACCCTTTCCGCATTTCTTGTTTCTTTTTGTTGTTCTAAATCTAACAACGTTTGTGATTGGTCCGTATCTATCTCTAGATACTCATTATCAAACTTACAGTTTTCGAAAACGACACCATCCTTACCAATTCTAGATTTTGTTATTGCAATTGTAGCTAACCCCAACTCTTTCTGTTGTAGACTCTTAGCTATTGATATAATAACATGACCTACCTGTGCCTTCTTAATTGACCCACCCATCATATCTGTTGTTACTATATCAGATGAGATTGACGTTCTGTTTCCTTGTGCAGCTGTCCATCCAACAATATCTAATTCATTACACATAGTTTCGAATTGTCTCATAACTGAACCTTCACCTTTCCATTCATCTGAGAATACTCTGTCGGGTAGTAAACAATCAATATAATCCAATACAACCAAATCAATCTTAATGTCTTCAGCTATTAACTTTCTAATTTTATTCTTAATTTGACCTACATTCATAGTGTCTGAAGGTAATTTCTCTAATAATAACTTACCCCTACCTTGATATTTTTCAATCCTTTCCATCACTTCGTCTTTTCTAGTAGATTGTTCTTTAGATGAAATTCCTGTCCAACATGTTATATGTTTTCTTTGAATAATCTTTGGGTTATCCTCGAAAAATACGTGTAATACATTATAACCTAAATTATAGGCTGTGTTAGCTACCTTAGTTAATATTGTACTCTTACCAACCCCAGTTGGTGCTAAAAATACACCTATTTCACCCTTAGCTAGTCCACCGTCTAATAAATTATCAATCCCGGTAATTCCTGTTGGTACTGGTTCTCTAAAGTCATCCTCTAGAACTTCATCCAACCCACTAAATGCATCCAACATAGTCGCATCAATTTCACCAACTTGTATAGCTTCTCTAATATAAGCTTCACATTTATCGTAAGATTCAAAATCACCATCATCTAAAATTTTATTAACTTTGTCTATGGCTTTTTTCAACTCTTGTTGTTTACAGAACTTTAACGACTTCTCTTGAATCCATAAATGGTCTTCGTAAGGACATTCCTTAATGTCCTTTAACATATCGAAGATATTCTTTCTAGCTATCTCCGAAGTTACTTCTATCCTAGCTATCTGGTCTAACGCATCAAAGGATGGTGGTACACTATATTTCTCATAATACTCCTTTATCATTTGCATAATCAATTTAAAGTATTGATTATCAAAGTACTTAGCCTCAATCACATCCACAATTGTTGTTGTGAAGTTTTTATCGAGAATAAGTTGATTAATTAGTTTTATTTGGAAATTATACCCTAGGTATCCAAAATTATTTTTATCACTCATATTTTACACAATTTACACATTAATAAATACACCCATTTTACAATAAAACTTCTATCGGTGTCGTCTTTCTTAACGACATTATGTCAGTCAATCCGTTTAATATAGACGGTATCATCGGTCTAATATCAACAGTATACCTTACCCTTGTTGGGTATATGTTTGACGGTAGGTATGTAGTCATTAGATTCCTACCATTTTCTTTAACTTCTATTTCGAAAATTTCATCCTCAGAGCCCTCTAAGTCTTGTTGACTTAAATATACTGTATTGGTATGTGAATTATATTTATCATTAAGATATTCAAAACTCCTTTCCTTTAAATAATCTAATATACCACTCTTAATTGAGTTGAACTCGTCAATAAATTCTACTGATTCAACACTCTTAGGGTTGTAATTCCTAACATTAAAATATCTTTGGCAAATAATGTTACCCTTAATTTTTAATATGAATTCGAATTTCGACATTCCCTTTTTATCTTTGTATTTATACATCTTTTTTATAGTTTTTAAAATTATACATTTCTTTTTTAATTAATTCCACAAACGGTTCGAAAAAGTCCAACCATTGGTTATTGTTCTTTGGTAGGAACTTGCTTAGTCCGTCTTTTAATGTCATTGTTACAACGTTCTCTATCTTTCGGTCTGTAGGGTCCATTGGTAGTGTTATGGTGTCTAATATGTCACTCTTCGCTTCCTCCGTAAGATATGGAGACTCCAAATCTACTAATAACCTATTAACCTCAAAAAACTCTTTTCCTTTAACACCACTCTTACACTTACCATTGTATAGATTTAACAGTCCTATTGTAGTATTACCATCTTCTTCAACTAATCTCTTAGTTTTATCCAAAACCTCATCCAACCCAACTTCTCTCTCTACTATCTCTGGAAATAAAGATAGTAAAGTTTTTTCACCTAAGTACCATATTCCCTCAATATTATCAGATTTGTCGCCCATAAGAACCTTAACTAACACAGTATTAACAGATGGGATATCGGTTTTCCCAAATGTAACTTTGTCACCATCTTCTAAAATGATTCTTTTTCTCGGTAAATATTGTGATACTTGTGGACCTATAAGTTGTGTTAGGTCCTTGTCTTCACTCAATACGGTCTTAAACTCGTTTGGTGAATTCTGGCAGTAATACGCGATTCCGTCATCTGCCTCACACATGTCAAATTGACATTGTCTAATGAATAGTTCTTCAAGATACTCTGAAATTCTATTCTTTTGTTCCATCATAGACTGGAACTGGTCTGCATCCATCCTATTCTTCTTACGATTAGCTTTGTAAGTTTCTTGGATTTCCTTTCTAAAATGACCACCTTTTGGACCATCCCAAAAAATGACTATTTTATCATAAGAGTCTTCTAATAAATGTTTTTGTAATGTAGTTACAAAATGGTATAAGGCCCCTAAATGTTTATCTTTATTATATACATTCTTAACACCATGAAACCCTATTTGTAGTATATTGTTACCATCTACTAATAACGTATTTTTCATTTTTCATTTCTATATAGTTAAACACTCGTTTTCCTTTTTTTACTAAACTAACTCTAACAACTCAATTTCAAACTTTAAATCTTTTCCAGCTAATGGATGATTCATATCTATAGCGACATCAGCCTCTCTAATTTCAACAATCTTACCTTGTATTGGAGTCCCCTTTGGGTCTTTTCCTTGAACTACGGCATTTTCTTGAAATATAAATTCAGCTGGGAACTCTGACTTATTAGCTTTAATTACGGCTTCTTTTACATAATCACCATAAGCCTCTTTAGCTATAATATCCACTGTAGTTGTTTCACCAACACTTAGACCTTTCACAGCATCATTAAATCCTTTAATTAATTGACCGTCGTCAATAGTGAATTCTAACCCTTCTTCTCTATTTCTAGAGTTATCGAATTCTGTACCGTCAGTTAGTGTTCCAACATAGTGTACCTTTACTTTACTTCCTTCTTTTGCTTTTGACATAATTTCTAATTTTATTATTTTTCTTCTTTTATTTCGAACCCCCCACCGGTTCCCAATTGTTGGGACCAGTATTCTGAGTGTTCTTCCTTATAATTATCGATTGATTGTTTTTCAATCGGTTTATCCCTCCCAGCTAAAAATCCGTGGGGAGTTATTAAAATTTTACCATCTTCATACCCTAAACCATTAACATGATTTTTCATAATTGTTACTTTGGTTCTAGTAGCAAATTTTACTTTTCTTTTTTCTTTAACTGCAGAAATATTTGTTGTACCACCATTCTTTTGATTACCAAATCTAAATACTAATGTAGAATTTAACCATAAAGATTCTCCTCCTTTTGCTTTAATCTTTGGTTGCCCAAATGGATTGTCTGGTAACTCTACCCACGGTTGATTAACAATTAATAAAGTATTTGTAAACTTTGACGTCTCTTTTCTACTTCCAGATATTCTTTGGTTGATTCCCATACCAATTTTATCAGACAGTGTGGATGCGTTATGCATTTTACCACCCTTACCATCAAAAGTCATTTTACATGGAACTGAACCTACAGAATCCCATAGAAATAATAGGTCATAATCCAACTCACCTTTGTCCTGTGCATCCAATAATTCATTAATGTAGTCTGTAATTTGTTCAATATACTGAAAATCATTATTGAACAAGAAAAATCCATCCCATTCTATTTCGCCTGTTTCTTCGTCAACAGTTTCTTCACACTCCATACCCAATAATCTAGCATGTGTAAAATCCCATTTCTGTTCTGTAATAATTAGAACTGGTAAAATTTCTTTTCTTTGTGCATCAAGAGCTGTTTTAACTAAAGCTGTTGTCTTTCCTGTATCTGTATGACCTAAGAACATATTAATATGTCCCATAGCTGGTCCAGGAATACCAGAAGCATCCAAGAAAGCTTCACCCAAATCGAAAAATCGGTCTGGTTTATATGTAGCTTTCTTAGAAAACTTTTCCTTAATATCCTTAAAACTTTTTTTCTTTAATGCCATTGCCTACTGATTAAAATGGTAAATCTTCGTCAATAGTTTGGTTCGCTTGTGGGTCTGGGGTGCTTGTTGTTTTGTTTCCCATGTCAACACTTTCTGAACTACCGTAAACATATTTCCCTAAATTACTATCCCACTCTGGTGTTTCACCTTTAGAGATAGCTTCTAAATACTCAATTGGTTTCTGAGAATAAACATCTCTCCACTCTTCAGTATTTGATAGCCATTCAGTTGAAGTGCCTTCGTTACTATTTAAAGACCCTTTGTCATCAGCCATAATAGTAGATACTGAGGTATATGTTCCGTTACCGTTTGGTGTTGGTACAGCTTTTAAGATTAGTGTTAAATCCCTGCCTTCTTTAGGGTCTGTAACATCACCTCTCTTTTGAAATAATGGGATTAATTTATCCATAATACCATCTCCTCTATAATTGTGTTTAAATCTCCAGAATTTAACACCATCCTCTTCATTGTCTCTATCTACAACTTTAACAATATAAAATTTCTTAGAACGGTATTGTCTTGCCAACTCTTTGTCTTGTTGGTTACCTGTTAATTTTAATGCGTCCTCTACTTCATTAAGTGGACTTCTTTCTCCAGTCCTTGAACCGTCCCCATTTTTTCCTGGGTCATAAATCTTTTGCCATCTACCTTGTACCTGAATTTCGTGGAACCATACTTCTTTAAATGGTGATGTACCATCAGATGTAGGTAGGATACGTATTGTTTTCTCTCCGTCTTTAGTTCCTTTAGGTAAAAATGTAGCAAAGTATTTCTTTAATCTTTCTTCGTTACTAACGAATTTCTTTTTTTCTGAACCACCTT